CCGGCGGTGGGGTGATGGGGTGTTGTTGGTTAGTCATGTTGGTTAATTCAGTTGCCAAGAAAGGTGATCGTGAGCTCATCGCTCCAGAGAGCAGAACTTTCACAGCGAGACAGGTGCATCACGCAGCCTCCTCCAACCATTGTGAAGTCAGGGTCAAGTCGAACTAGGAAAGGTTGGTTGGAGTATTCAACTCGGCAGCAAAGGTAGTGACCCGGTGCGGTAGGTCTGTTGCGAGGCTTAAGGGTTAGGTTCGTTGTGAGGGGCACGGGGTTGTTTTCGTTCATGAATTAACTATAGCGCCTTTTGGCCGTTTTCGAAAGGGGGCAGACCGCCCTGAAAGGTACGGTTAACCGCCCTACTCGTGATAACCGATAATTACGTATCCTTGCTTCCTCAGATCGTCTAAAGCGTGTTTCCCCCAAGGAACCCATCGCCACTCAGTTTTTCCACCTGCCAGAAGCAAGTGAACGCACATGTACCTCATATCAGCACCCAAGTGTCTGCAGGATTTTACCTTTGCGCTTCAACATCTGCTTGAACTCAAGCGCCTCAAAGAGTGCCTCAACGTGAAGGGGGATGGGCGGGCTCGACGCAAACCAGATCAGATCCGGAACGTCGTGCTCCAGCGTTACCAAGCGCAGGTTGGCAAGGAAAGTGCCCGCATTGTCTTTCACCTTCGGGTGAAGGCAAATTCGGTCGGCACCGGTGAGTCCCGAGAAAACGTCCTCCTTGGGCCGGCTTTCCTCGATAATCTTGACGGCTGTCTTCGGGCCGATCTTAGGAATCCCAGCCACGTTATCGCTGGAGTCACCGCTGAGTGCCTTGAAGTATTTGACCTCTGCGGGGAACACACCGAAGTGATTTAACACGCCGTCAATGTCGACGAGCTCAATCTTCTTCGTCGAGCTGAACAGCAGGACCTTCACCCTGTTGCTAACTAACTGAAGCAAGTCTTTGTCACAAGTTAGGATGTGAACTTCTTCGTAAGCCGTTGAATGACGTGAAATATGCGCGATTACGTCGTCAGCCTCGTAGCCCGGTGCCTTCGCGATCGTCATGCCCAACGTGGGCAAAACTTCCTCAAGCAGCAGGCTTTGATCGGCGTAGTGGGCAATGTCGCCACCCTCACGATTGGCCTTGTAGGCAGTGGATTCTTTCTTGCGCCAGTTGTTTCCACCCTCAGCACAGGGAATCACGCAGCTGTACTCTTCCTTCGCCATGATGGCAAAGAGTGCGTTTAGGAACCCCATTGTCCCGGTAACGGGAATTCCGGCCGAAGTTGTGAGCTCACCGCAGGTGCGTGTGAGTGCAGATCGCGAGCGGTGGAACAGGGCGGAGCAGTCGATTAGCAGCAGGCGGTTCTTCATTGAGGGTCGGTTTCGATCTGAAAGAAGGTGTCTTGGGTGGCGTTGTAGGCAGTTAGCACTCCGGTTTTGTACGCAAGAGTGTCAATGCAAATACCGTTCGGAATTCGGTAGGGCAATGCGCCTTTCGGAGTGTGACCGAAGACAACTTTCTTGAGGTGCGGAGTCCACTCTTCAAATTGCGGCCCATCGACCAGAAAGGGTCTGCGCATCCATAGAAATTGCTCTCGAAGGTAGTGCGTTCCCATCATCGTTTGGGGATCCTTACCAGGCGGGCACCCTGCGTGTGTGAACAGCGTATCACCGACTACGACGTAGTAAGGAAGCTCGCGGAGCCATTCCACGTGCTTCCGAAGGTTCCGCCACTCTTTTACGTTTCCGCCGTTATATATCCAGTCTCCCACTGCCTGAGGGCTTTCAACGGCATTCAGAAACATCTGCTCGTGGTTACCACGAATTACGGTGAATGCCTCGAGACCGTTGCGAGTAGGATCCTCAAGAAGGCTGCGAGTGAGTTCCAGGACGATCAAGTCATCACCACCACGGTCAATCAAATCGCCGAGGAGAATGACGTGGGCGCCGCTATCGCGAACCCAATCGAGGAACATTAGGTAAGGTTCTGCGCATGCGTGAATATCCCCGACGGCAATCACATCGCCGGGGTTAATAACATCGCAGAAGTTAAAGGTGTCCATCAAAAGATAAAGTTGATTCGGTCGAACGACTCGCTATAGATTCCTTTCAGCGAAGCGTTCAGTTTCTGGTGCATGGTACGGATAACATGCTCAGGAACTTTGCGAGAGCGAGAAGCGTTGCGCTTCAGGCAGGTTTCAACAGTCGGGTTAACCACCACGGCTTCCACCTTGGAGTAACCGTAAGACTTCAGAAGGGCAATAGCCTCCTTCCGATAAGACGCTCGATAATGAGTACCGTCCAGAATGACAGACATACCGCAAGCCTCAGAAACCAGTTCCTCAATCCGGTCATGGATTTCGGTCCAGTTTCCTTGGATATCCGCGGACCCGTAGAGTTCAGCGCGGACGTCGTCGCCGGAGATAACAAAAGCATTCTCAGACTCAGCCAATTCGTGAGCGAAGGTGGATTTGCCGGAGCCGGGAGCGCCGACCATCACGTAAGCACGGAGTTCTTTCATGATATAACTATAGCGCCTTTTGACTGTTTCGTAAAGGGGGGTAAACCGTCCTCCAAGGTACGGTTAACCGCCCTTCTGGTCAGCGAGGAAGAATCGGTACTCCTCCAGCCAATCTTTTAGCGGATCGCACTCAATCACGTCGGGGTTGGCATTTACAAAGTCTTGCACGACCCATGCAACCTCCTTGAAGTCAAGGTCGGACCATGGGCCTCTGGACGGGGGAAAGATGTGTAGGGCTGGGGTCCCTTTTAGGAGCTTAAGCAGCTTTTCTTGCAGCTTCGCAGGATTTTTCACGGTAGACTTCCTCTTTACGGAGAATCATGGCCAAAGTCACAGCGTACTCGTCACCTTGGTACAAGGGCAACAGATCCTCACGGAAGTCCTCCGCATCGAGGAAATATCGAACTTGCGTCGAAGAGTTGCTACGACGGTTGATGATCGTGGGACAGTCGTAATGCTCACCGAGCGTACGAGCGATGTCCTGCTGGTCGGAGCCAAGAACGATCACCGCTTCTTGCCACGGGGAGGATTCCACCGCTTTGGCAACCGCATCGAAAGGACTCTTGGCCTTGAGAAAATATACCCGATTCATATCCAGTTTGGCTTCACGGCACAAGTGCGTTAGAAGAAGCACACGAAGGTCCCAATCGTTGTTTGCAGCACCGTCGGAGACGTAGACGTGGGCTTCATCACCGTGGGCAAGCATCAGTGCGATCAACTCAACGTGACCGGAGTGGGCGATGTTAAAGCGACCAAAGGTCACGGAACGCTCGTAGCGAATGGGTTCTGTCTTCATGCAATAACTATAGCGCCTTTTCGCTTCGAGCGAAAGGGGGTAAACCGCCCTGCCAGGTATGGTTAACCGTCCTCCTCAGTGTCAAACGTGAAATACTCGTAGATTTCGCTCATGACGCAGTCCCCGATGCGATCCAGGATTGATTCCTCACCGGGATTCTCAACGTGTTTATGGGCCAAACGATACCCCCGTCTCACACCCTGTTCGATTGCCATCTCTAGGATGACTCTAGTCTTCGGTTTCATCGTCGTCTCCCCACCTTATAACAAGGTGATCATAGGTGCCTGCGAAGTAGTGGTAAAGTTGCCTGGCGAAGATCTCGTACGGCTCGCCTTGCCCTTCGATGGCGGAAGTTACCGCCACTTGCCAAAAGATTCGAAGGTGGTCTTTTTCAGGGAATGGTTTCATTTTTTCTAATTGATTATGATTACGAAAAGCACGATGAAACTGAATGAGAAACTCTAAAGTAATCTTATGTTCCTCTTCTGGAGTATCACCAAATACTTCCTTATTATACTCTTCAAGTAGTTGTTCGTTAGTCATTTTGCCCTCATAGCAGCAATCACAGCATCACGGGCACTTTTACCTTTTGCGTGGTTCATAGGAAATCCACCATTCATAAAGCACCAACCACTTTCACCATTCATTTGAAGAGAATGAGATTGGAACTGATTGAGTAGAAATTCAAGGATTTCTGTGTCGGTTGGTTCAGTCATTTGGTTCCATCACAATAGATATAAGGATAAGTATCAGGATATTTCACAGGTGGTTTTGAGATTACGGGAGAAACACAAGGAATAGTATTAGGAGGAGTGAGAGGAGTATAAGGAGAACCAATATTATAAGTGATTGGAGATTTACTCAAATACTCTTCTACAATATTACAATCCCAAGCATCCTCATAAAACTGCTTACCATAAGCAATAGCATCTTTCCTTTCTGGAAATGCTGCCACAAATGTTTCTTTATAATAGAGTGAATAAACTTTCATTGTCCAAGTTCCTTTTGAATACGATACTCACACCATTCTGTATGATTTTTAAGTTCTCCGTTGATTTGTGGGTCACTTATCTTACAATAAGAACAGCAGTAATAAGGATTACCACCACCAATAGGTTCTTTTGGATAGTCATTATAATATTGGTTCATTTCACAAAATCTCCAATCACAGGAACATCACCACAAATCTCATTCACTCTTCCTACTGTTTGTCCTTTGAGTGCTTGACGACACTCCAGGTTCTTATTGTATGTTTGTTGAAAGAGTGCTCGTTGTTGTTGCTCACTATAAGTAATAACACCAGCAGCAACGATCATAATAAAAAATACAAACAAAACTGCCCAATCAATTCCTTCAAAGTTTTTCATAGTGCCTCCAGTTCCTCACACAATTCTAACACATCATAACACATAATCACACCAGGGCTTTGTTGGAGTTGATTGATGACTTCACGGAGAACATTAGCAATCGCATCATCATTAAGTTTTTCAATAATAAAATCTTGTCTTTTATCTGCGAAAGTGAGATAAAATGCTTCCATAATCCTTTGTGCTCGTTCAGTCATAATCCTCTGCGTGATACTTCTTCATTTAATTCCCAACCAGCATCGTGCCCCACTTTGAAACCTTTAGTATAACCCTCATCATAAAGTTCTCTGGCAAACTTCACAAAGGCATCAAAGTTTCCAGAATACTCCCAACCATCATTCTCATCCCAATCTTCTTCAAAGTGTTCTTTTACAAGTTTGATGACTTCTTCATCTAAAATCATTAGAGTGCCTCCACATCATAAGAAATTTCATTTAGTTCTTTAGCAATATGAAGATGCCAAGGCTCATTCTCAAGCACCCCATCTCTCTCAATAAGAGAAGAAATCACACGAATAGCAGATGCTAGTGCTTGTTTCATATCATCTGTGGGTTCTACAATCAATTCTGCTTTGAATGTTTCCCAGATTTTGTATGCTGTGTCAGTCATTCTTCACCCTCTGCAATTTTCCAGTGTTTGTCCTGCAAATCACCGAAACGGCTGGCCCCAGTTCTTGTGCTCACCCAAAAGAAATATCTGCCGCCTTCACCCTCCAGGAACAATTCGTTCCCGGTGTCTTGATGAACTACACACCACGGGTTTCCGTTCATGGAATTTGCCAGGCGATTCTTCGCCTTGGCGCTGAGTGCTTCGACTTTGACTCTCCTCATTTAAAACTAATCACAGTGGGCATCGGAGCGTTGTAGGCAAGCTCCTTTAGGTTGAGACGCTTCGCGTCGTGAGCGTAGTGGAAGAACCCGCTGTTGGTCCCTTGCCACATGCGAGTAGGATTGCAAGCGTGCTTATCAGCAAGGTTTCCAGATTGTGCACGCATTGCTTTCAGCGCCTTCACACATTCCTCGTAAGAAACATTCAGGTCGGTTTCAACACGCCACAGGAGGCGATAGGACTGGTTGCGGAAGCGACCGTCGTTGGAAAAGGTGAAGTAACCGAGCCAAGGCTTCATACCGAAGTAGTCAAACCACTGGACCATATCGTTACCGGAAACTTCGCAAACGTCAAAGTCGAGACCGACAAGCGTTTGAGTGCGCCAGCAGAGCTTTTCAAACTGGAGTTCCATCAGATCGCGACCGTTCAGGAGACCACCGTAAAAAGGGCAACCTTTCTCGGTCACAAGGCGAATGAATTCGTGCTCGTGCAGCGCCTCCCAGGGACGCTGAATCATACGCTCGCGGAGCTTACCGTACTCCTGCAGAGTTTCGGGCTTGGACTGACGGGGATCGCCGAGGTGGCAGAGGACTTTGTTCATGATATAACTATAGCGTGGTTTGGCTGTTTTGGAAAGGGGGCAAACCGCCCTCCCAGGTACGGTTAACCGCCCTCACGGTAAAGTAAGTTCAAGAAGTGGGTTAAAGTCTGGATTAAGATCGCTGGAGTTTACCCCGGTGTAGTAACCACGCGGATTACATATCACACGACAATCGCCGATGTTGTAATCGAATGAGTTATGTGTGTGTCCGTGCGACCAAACTTTAATTTGAGGGTGCGCCAAGATGTAATCGTTCATGTCGGTAACATACGCCCCGTTCGCAATACCTGCAGAACGATATTTCGGGTGAACAGACTGGTAAGAAGGGGCATGATGTGTCATCACCCATATATTTTTCAATTTCATCTCGTCGAGTTTCTCTGTCAGAAATTTGCGAGATTCTTTATGAAAAGACAAAGTATCATCCGGGTTCATCCTTCGGTATTTTGATGTTATTCGAACGGTCTTATAGTCGTTCATGCACTGAGCCGCCTCCATCATCTCCAGTGCATTTTCGTTGCGAAAGTCCGTCCAAAACGTTGAGCCGATAAAAAACCAGTCGTCAACCTCTGCAACGCTGTTTTCGAGCAACTCAATACCTTTGGGAAGGTTATCGCGAAGAGCAACCCAGGTTCCCTCGTAGTTGTATCCGTAGTGCTCGTGATTTCCAGCGATGTAAAGAACCCGATCAAAGTTTTTCAGACACTTATCCAGAAAGTCAAGATAGACTTTCCGAAGGGGTCCGTTTGTTTTCAGGTGCTTTGCGCACAGAATGTCTCCCCCGAGAACCAGAACATCGCCGGTGCCGAGGTCAGGAACTTCCCCACCACTACAAAACTCGAGGTGCAGATCGGATACGACTCTTACTGTTGTCATTTCACTAGCTCAAATTTCTTCTTCAGTGCATTGAGAGATTGTTTTCGTGCGCGAATTTGCCCTTTGCACAAACCTTTCGTCTGCTTACGCTTCCCGGAGTTATGCAGCCAGTTCGGTACTCGTTTCATGCCTTAAGCATAGCTCAAAAGGCGGTCCCCGTAAAGCCGGGAAACCGCCCTAAGAAGGTAGGGGAAACCCTACCCGTCGAAAACAGCCTGCAGTGGGCCTCAACCGGTGGCCGAGGCCACTGGGCCTCACACAGCGGCAGGCTCCGCAGCGGGCTGCGCAGGAGCCTCCTCGGGCACGCTCAGGCCGAAGGCTTCCAGAATGTCCGGATAGCCGGCCTGGGCGATAGCACGCAGCAACTCGTCGTCAGACATGTTTGCCAGCGCAGCGTTCACAGCCTCGCTATAAACACGCAGGAGTTCCCGCAGGGGAGCATTCTCGATCACACGAGAAACAAGAGCGTTCGAAACGTCTTCACGATTTTCAAGGGCCATAGTAGTGCATGTAATACTTTGCAAACTTTGTTGACTGTTTGCTGATGGAATGATAACAAGTTACAGGTTTAGTAAACTCTGTAACTAACGGAAATACACAGAATCGAACTGTCAGGCTTGCACCTGGGTCGGTTTTCAAGACCGATTGCGTACCATACGCCCGTACTTCCAGTATTATTATAGCGTTCTCCCTTTCCAGTAACCTTCTGGTATGGGACTTTCTTTTTTGATCTTTTTGTTCGTTTCTCCGTTAGTTATCCACGTGGTGCCATATTGAGAGTTACGCAAGTCCTGTTGATGTTTATTGGCTTGGAATGTTTCTTTTCTTTTCTGTCGAGCTTTTTCAGCTTTTGCAGCTTCGACTGCCAAAGGTTGAACCCTGCGGTTGTGTTCTATTTGCCTTTCTCTGAAATCTTCGTTGTTGTGAAACAGCCAGTTTGCCTTTTGCGTCGCTAGAGGAGTACCTTTCTCTCTCCCTTTTGCCCGTGCCTTCGCTATGATTTCCTCTTTACCTACTTCGCCTGATAAACCTTTCCACGCAGAATAATCTTCCCAAGCACCCCAGAGTTGCCAGTTACAGTAATGAAACATGGCGTGCTGAGTCACCGACAATTCAATGAGATTGTCTTTTGAATCAGTGCCTCCCCGGTACTTCGGTAAAATGTGATGTTTATGTTTCATAGGGCGAGCGGGACTTGAACCCGCAAGAACTCACGTTCGGCGCATTTTAAGTGCGCTATGTTTACCACTTTCATCACCGCCCCAAGGTACCTCTGCTGGGAATTGAACACAGTTCACACCGTTATAAGCAGTGGGCCTTAACCAATAGGCGACAGAGGCATACACCCCGTGCTGGATTCGAACCAGCGACCGACCGCTTAGAAGGCGGTTGCTCTAGTCCGCTGAGCTAACGGGGCACGAACAAAAACAGTTTAGCTAGAACTCACTAGCCGGTAAATTGGTCCTATTCGGTTCCGAAACATTAGCTCGATCGTTGAAAGTTCCGGCGATCCCTCAGCTTTTTTGCGTGACTGAGAGTCCTTCCAGAAGATTAACGTCTCGACCATTCCGCCAGGGTTGACTGAGTGCGTCTTGCGCAAGAAACCAGGCTGGCGTTGAAGCCACGGAAGCCACACTTGGTTGTCTGCGATAATGAAGTCTTCAACAAGAGTGGGAGCTACTTGGAACAGCAAACGTTCAATCTCCACGTTTCCACTCCTCCCACTTGTCGATGGGGCACCGCATATTCGCCGCAGCGGTCTTTAGAGGCATGAAACAACCGCAAACCTCGCAGGTTTGACTGTCGCTGCGATAACGGTCACAGCTCTCACAGATTACCATGCGATCTTTTGCTACGGCGCGGGGGGCAATC